GACAACTCGGGATTTTGTTGCGGCGGCAAAGGAATCGTAATCGGAATATAGCGCAACTTATCGGGTTTCAATACAAAAGCATGCGCATGGTCGTCAAAGTAAGCATCATTTGTTTCCATATTTTCATCCACTAATGGATAACGCATTGCCACGAGTTGACAACCCGTTTCTACAACAGCATTAAAGTATGGATTTATCGGGTCAGCACCAGCATTGGGTAAACAAATTGTCATGTTTTGTCTGTTATACTCAATCAAATCGGTAGCACTAATGTTCATTGTTTCAATATCCGAATAACGAATGGCCTTCATAAATACAGAGTTACTTGTCATATTAATAAACTTATAGAATTCTGGGACCTCCAAATAACTCGTATTTATTTTCTCCATAATGATAACCACTTTTCCTAGCAGTTTTTGTACTTCCACTGCGCCGAAATTCTGTCCATTGTATTCCGAATCGTATTCTTTTCCAAGCAAAATACTATCATAGCTTTTTAACAATACAGCAAAATTCTTGTACATCTCTAAATGATTACTTTTTATACGTAAGTGAATAATAATGGGGTCTCTAGAGTTTGGAGCCGTAGAAGTAGAAAAGGCGTAATCGCGAATGACATTCATTACATCCGCAAAATTAACATAATTAAACGTCTCCTTGACATGATAATTATCAATCGTCGATGTAGCGACCACTGGTTGGTCATTGATGGAATAAATCTCAAAGTCTAATCCTCTTACGCCTTGCTTTAATAAGTCTTTCATGATTTGAATGTCTACATAATCGTTTTTGTAACTGCCACCGCTACAACAATTATAAGCAGTTTTAATGTAGTAATCACGTAACGAATAATTATTAGGGGAATCCGCAATCGATTGTATTTTACCATTCAAATCACCATATATAGTATCCATTGTTTTAACCTCTTTACCTCTTAATGATGATACATAAAAGTAATAGACAATAATGATTATTAATATAATACATGTCAAAGCATACCATAATAATGTTTCACCTATAGCTGAATTATTCTGAAATGTTGAAAGTATTTTTTGCGTATCTACCATATTATATTATATAAATAAAGAATTAAAAATATATTTATATAATTATAATAATAATATGAGTGGCGGTGGATTAATGCAACTGGTCAGTCAAGGACAACAAAATATTGTACTAAATGGGAATCCCTCTAAAAGCTTTTTTAAAGCAACTTATCATAAATACACTAATTTTGGTCTACAAAAGTTCCGAGTTGATTTTGAAGGTTCCAAAACACTACGTTTATCCGAAGAATCCTATTTCACATTTAAGGTTCCAAGATATGCCGATTTATTAATGGACTGTTATTTATCCGTCACATTACCCAGTATTTGGAGTCCCATTTTACCACCTCAGCAAGTTACCGAAGAAACTACTGCGCAAGGATTAGGTAATATTGAACAATGGGCGCCTTATGAGTTTAAATGGATTGAAAATATTGGTGCGAAGATGATTAGTAAAATTCAAATTACTTGCGGTAATTATACATTACAAGAATTTTCCGGTGATTATTTATTAGCAGCGGTTCAGCGCGATTTTAACAACGCTAAAAAAGGCTTATTTGATGCGATGACTGGGAATGTGCCGGAACTAAATGACCCATCCAATGCGAACTCCCGTGTGAATTCGTACCCTAATGCTTATTATACGTCCGATTTAGCTGGACCGGAACCATCCATTCGCGGGCGTGTTCTGTATATTCCTTTAAATGCTTGGTTTGGATTGAAATCGCAGATGGCTTTCCCGTTGACATCTCTACAATACAACGAACTTCATATTAATATTACATTTCGTCCAATCAATCAATTGTTCGCTATTCGTGATGTATTCGATGCGACAAACAATTATCCATATGTAGCACCTAATTTTAATTTGTGGTATATGCAGTTTTATCGATTTTTACAGCCTCCACCAGATGTCAATATAGCCATTGACTCTTATAGTGACCAAAGAACGCTGTGGAATGCTGATATCCACTTGAATTGTACATATGGTTTCTTATCCAATGACGAAGAACGTCTCTTTGCGCTACAAGAACAAAAATACTTGATAAAACAAGTTCACGAAACCAAGTTTCCTAATGTTACTGGGCCAAATCGCGTAGACTTGGATTCTATCGGTATGATATCTAGTTGGCTCTTTTATTTCCAGAGAAGTGATGTCAATTTGAGAAACGAATGGTCCAATTATACGAATTGGCCGTACAATTATTTACCATTGAATGTGGTTCAAGCACCCACATCCGGTAATTATACTGTTTATCGCACTCAATCTGGTCAACTCGTGCCCGTTTCCATTGGTCCCGGCGTTAATCCGGATGGCACTTTAACTGGTCTTGTTATTAATCAAAGCTACAATTTACAAAATGAAAAGTTTATATTGGTCGCACTAGGCATTTTATTGGATGGTTCTTACAGAGAAAATATTCAACCAGCGGGTGTCTATAATTATATAGAAAAATATATAAGAACGTCTGGTAATGCGCCAGATGGTCTTTATTGTTATAACTTTTGTATACATAGCAATAATTCCGATTTACAGCCGTCTGGTGCGATGAACATGAGTCGATATAATCAAATTCAATTGGAATTTACCACCGTAGTTCCGCCATTAGACCCATTAGCTCAAAGTTTAACCATTTGTGATCCGGAAACTGGTAACATTATAGGTATTAATAAACCCACTTGGCGCATTTATGATTATAATTTCGATTTACATTTGTTTGAAGAGCGAATCAATATTGTCAACTTTATTGGTGGAAATGCTGGTTTATTATATGCTACTTAAAATAGCTACAATAATTATGATAAATAAGCGTTGGACGCGGGTGGAAGTGTCTCGTAAAATGTACCCGTTGTACTTATTGTGGTGGGATATTTGTTTTCTATTTCAAAGGGTTTGCTATTTGGAGTATCAATAATCGCTTGAGATATACCTTCGCTATACTTGTCATACGACTCCCTTTTCTTGTTATAAAGTTGTAATCCATCATTGAACGATTTTTGCCATAAATCAACGCCCAAATAAGGCTTTTTAATTTGCGCATTTTTTGACCCCGGAGATGCTTCGGCAAAATCTATACTGTGACTGTCATAACCAATACCGGTAGTTAACGGACTATATTGAAGTCCTTGTGGACCAAGCTTGCCGCCCGCATCATAAGGAGCTACATCCATTGTATCGCTGGCAGTTAGTGGAGTGGGCCCGGGATTACAGCCATAACAATCGACATCAGACGTACATTGAGTACGAGTTATTGCGCACTGTGCTTGAGGACCACAAAAATTCTGACAACTTAATTTGTTAGTAAGAGGTAAATCAACTGTATGGCTATATAAAGGAGAATTTAAATTATCATAATGAATTTGCGCATCTTTTGGAAAAGGATAGAGTCTCTCTACATAACGTTCGAAATTAGTTAGACCCTCTCTTTTACAAATAAGATTATTTACAATTAAGTAACTACCCCATTCTAAGATAATCCATAAAAGAATCAAACAGCCAATAATATATATAATTAGTGCTTTAGTGCTCATTATATATACGATAATATAAAATTTTACACGAGTATTAAATTTTACACCAAATGTAGGATATCAGCAAATGTAAAAAATGACTAAATAATTGTGATTTTATTTGTATTTTTTAATATACATTTATTATAATGTCAACAACCGATACAAGTTCTATTGATGATAAAAAGAATGAAAATACTGGAGCCTCTAACGGAATAGATATTAAAGGATTCTTCAGAAACTATATTAGTAGTATACTTTTTACCATTATTATTAGTGTTTTTATTATAGGCACATTGGGTCTATATACAACAAAAGTTGCGCAAGCTAATATTTTACCAGATGACATAAATTTAGCACCTTATACTAACTTATATCGCCCCGTGGAAGAAATGCCTATAGACATAAATATAAAACGCGCGAACATATTTTTTACAAGTAATGACGATGTTTCTCAAAAAGCCCAATTTTTGACAGCTAATTTTTTAGCAAGCTTTAAGAATTCTTTTATATGTAAACTAAAAACGTATTCATCTCCTAATGCGAACTGGTTTTCAAATGGAACCCAATACTTTTCAAGCGTTTACGATAGCATGTGCGCTGTTAATTACTGGGCAATCACAAACATATTTTATTATTTAAGTTTCTTACCCGAACCGATTATTATGTTATTGTACAGTTTTTTCGGTATATTTTTATGGATTGGGTTGTATTTTTTTAATATATGTACCGGGTTAGCCTTTCATTTCTTTCATATACCCCAACTGGTAAGAAATGCGCATAATAAAGATAAAAATGAGTGGCAAGCACAAGCTGATATTACCTTTTTTAATTGGAAAACATTGTTTTTAGGTATATGGATTATTCCGGTGATTATTTCGGTTATTTTCTTCCCCATATTTAATACCATTTATGGAATTTTAACTCCTTTAACAGCGACTTATAAAATAAAAGGGGATAAATCGTCCCAGCCTCAAGATTTTTGGAACTTTTTAAAAGATACCTTTATTTATAAAAAACTATTTTTTCTCATTTTAGCAACATTTAGCCTTATTTCAAATGGCTCGACTTACCTAGGTCCGTCTTCAATAATATATATTATTATTGCGATTATTATCGCATATTATATGGGTATTTACAATAGCGATATTCCTAGTAGCGGGACCGATAATTTTACAGCTGGAATTAGGCAACATGTTAAAATAGCGAAAATAGGCAAAATCGACCCTAATGTAACTATAAATATTTGTACACCACTGGCTAAAGAAGGTGGTAGTAATAGTAGTACAGTAACTGCTGAAAAGAAACTATTAATACCAATTGATGAAATAAAAGCAGATTTCCAAAATACACTAACAAATGATAC